GCGTAATTAGCTGAAGCATATACTTTGTTTAATTCCTGTCTTTCTTTTTCTCCAATTCTCATTGATTCTTTGAAAAAAGGCATCTCAGTTTCAATTTTATCAAACCCTATTCTATCTCTCAAAGTTGCTTTTGTATCAAATGCACTAGGTTTTAATATAGCTGGTAATCCCTTAGATCCTTTAATCCAAGAAAGATCTAAACCTAGTTGTTTCTTTGATGGGAAAAGAGTAGCCCCCATATATGGGATTGTTAATGATGGATTATTAGTGTAATATATTCCAATTTCTTTTGATTTGAATAAGTCATAAATATTAGGCATTTATATCACCGTTCCTTTCTTATATTATTTTAAAAATAGTACTCTGGACTTTAAAGCAGAAATTGCATCAGCAGTTGGAGCTTCAGGTAATTTATTTATATCAACAAAACCATGAATTAACATTGCACCTGCAGCGTCACCAAAGGTCACATCTACATCATTTAAAAGTACACCCTCAGCGTCCACACCAGCACCGGCTATAGTTGTAGCTGCGCCTTGTGTATTGTGCTTAGTTGCCAAAGTTGCAACATTACCAAAAATGGTATTAGCTCCACCATTTCCGCCGACAATAGTTCCAGCAAGTACTACCTTTTTACCATCAGTGTTAGCAACTATACCAGCATCATCTACCATTACTGGTATTGATACATAGTGATCTGCAAATTTTAAAATCTCATTTACATTTGTATAAGTTGTTGAATTGAATTTCATTATAATTTCCTCCCTTTATTCAAAATAATTTTTGGTTGTTGAAGCTTGTTTTTGTGATTCTTGAGCTTGAAGTGCGAGTTTCATTCCCATAGAATTAGGATCTGGACTACCTTTTTCATTTGGTGGAACATATCCACCTTTTAATTTTTCAGCTACCATTGACGCAACGCTGGAATTAAGTATTCCTTCAAACTTAGTAAGATTATCAGTAGTTGAAGCTTCATCAGCGCCAATAAAATAATCTACTAAATCAGTAGGCAATTTTTTATCACTAAGCATTTTCAACGCGTTAGTTTTCAAGTCTTTCCTTGAAGATTCTGTTTTCATTTTTTCCATTTCAGCCTTCATATTTTCCATTGCAAGTTCATTTGGGTCCTTGGTTGGAAACTTCTTTTTCACTTCGGCATCCACTAGCGCACCTAAGTTATTTGTTTTAAATGTCTCAATGCCTTTAGTCAAGTGCTTATCTTTTTCACTGTCCATGAAACTTTTAAAATCAGAATCATTCATTTTGCTTTTAAATGCTTCTAAACCACTAAGTTTCTTTACCAGTTCAGAGCCTTTTACAGCTTCATCAACGTCATCCTCATCTTTTAATGTGTCTATTAATTTTATTAAATCTTTTTTTAACATTAATATCTCTCCTTTAGCCCTTCTAACAACTTTAAGTCCCTAGAAACGCAATTAATTTTTATATAAAAAAGCACCTTATTTCTAAGATGCTTAAATACCTTTATCTACTAGCCATTGATCATAATTTTTATAATCAATAATATCCTTAGTTTCATTATCTTTTCTTTGGGTAGGTGTCCACCCCTCATAAGGTACATTTATTAAACAACAACGGCATGATGGGTGCAGTGGTGGCTCTGGATGATCTTCATCTATGTCCCAAATCTTACCGTCTAAACTAGCATCTTCATCCGCGGTTTTACCATCTAGAGTAGCCGACCACATTACCTGTTTTACACCAGTACTAATTCCAATATCATAACTTGCTTGAGTTTGTACCCTTGCATTTTCAGTATTTACTAACCTTTGACTTTCATAAGCAGCAACATTAAAAGTATTTTTAATATCCCTTCCTATTTTATCTATTGTCGTATCACCTTTCATAGCATCAGTTAAAGAATTTGAAAGTTTATCAATCATGTCAGCTTTATTTTTCCAAATCCTATCAGAAAACAATTCATCTTTATATTTTGAGTTTACTGCTGCATCAATAAACTTCTGACTCAGTATGTCAAATTTAAGTTTTATTTTCATCCCACTATCTAAAATATATGCGTTCTTGTAGTAGCTTTCTTGGTATGTGCTTTTTAAAATGCTAGTTATTTTTTCTACTTCATTCTGTCCTAAACTCTTGCCAATGGTTTTTAATTTTTTATTGGTATTAGAGGTTATAATGGCTTTCTGTGAAGAGTTTACTTTAATTAGACCATCTATAGCATAAGCAATAAAAAGAGCTCCTATGAAGTTGTGAACATCATTAAGAGCATCCTTTTGATTTGAGTATACTGTTTTCATTCCCTCATCAACATAATCTTCATTATCCAATACTATTTGTTCTATTTGCTTTCTATATTTTGGGTCAATCAATTGCACCACCCCTTCCTAATTTCCTTTTGCATAAGCATGTTTATAGGAAATAATATTAAATATTGTGCCTTGAGATACTGGATATTCTTTTGCTAATGTGACACATGAATAATTTCCAGTATCATATTTTTCTCTAATTTCTAATAACTGAATATCTGTTAATTTAGATTTGGCACTATCTGACATCTTTTTTCTTGATTCTTCTGTATAATGTAGTCCTTCGTTCCATGATTTTCTACCTTTGTTTGATTCTGATATTCTATGCCTTGTTTCAGTGCTATTTTTACCACCAAAGTGAGGATGATTTTCACCACTATATTTTTCTTTACGAGCTAATGATAATTTATATCTTGTTTCTTTTGAAACTATTTTACCTTTATGTATCTTCCTTATCTTTTGTTTTACTTCATCTGTTAATTTTAATCCAGTATGAGATTTTTTCATCTTATCTCTTGTTTCTTTTGAATGATGAATATTTTTCATAACAACATCACCGCCAAAAGAAGCATTATAGTAATTTTTACTTTTAACTGCATTATATTCTTTAATGAACTTTATTTCTAATTGGTTTAATTCTTCCTTAGAATTAGCAGTTGCAATAGTCTCTCTAGTAAAGTTTTCTTTGCCATATTTCTTAAGTGCATTTTTAAAATAAGTTCCACTTCCTAAATAAATTTTCCATCTACCGTTACCATAATTATCAAAGGTCTTTTGACCAATATATTTAACATTATTTATAGTATTAGTAGTTACATATATAAAACCATAAGGTTTTAAAGTTTCCATAACTATCACCTCACCTCTTATTATACTACGTATAAACGTATACGTCAATAAGTATTTACGCAATTAAGTATTCATGATACAATATAATGAAGAGGTGATAATATGCGTAAAAAATTCACTACAAGTCTTGATGAAGAGGTCATTAAACAATTAAAAATACAAGCAGTTAAAGAAAATACAGATGCCAGTAAAATTATAGAAAAATTATTAATAGATTATTTAAAGAACTCTAATAAATAGGGTTCTTTTTATTTAGTCACTACTGGAGGATTTAAAAGGCTTTCTCCAATAGAGTTACTCTTTTGTTCCTCTTTTATTTTTTTCATTTCATTAGCAACATTATCAACAAAGCTTAATTGAGCTAAACCAGTTTCAGTGGATAAATTATCTCCTAATTGAGAAATAATTTGAGCTGTTACTAAATCATCACTTGGAATATTATAAGTAAACACTTGCTTTATATCCTTATAATCATAAGTATCTGAATTTTTTATATTTAAATACTTAAATAATAGCCTTAGTCTGTTTTTAGTACAGTTTACAACTGATCTTTCATCTAACGTACAAACATTTTCCAAAGAAATAAGTCTAGTTCTTAAAGCTAGACTGCTTGTATTGCTTGATAATTTTTCATTTGCATTTATATGGCCAGAAATTTGATATATCTTACTTTCTAAAGTATTTAAAGTATTTTGAATAAAACTATCATTAATATTTTTTATAAGCCAATTTACAGTACCCTCTTTATTAGGTATTTGAATAGCGCCTAACTCTTTCATTTTCGGTAAGTCAGTTTCTTCTACAGTTACACCAGTAAGCACTAAATAAGCACTTCTAAAGTCGGATATTTCATTTGTTATATCAGATAAATTAGTTTCATAAGCATCTTGGAGTCCTTTAATGTCCTGAAATAAAGTATCCTCTTCGGATTCTTCAGAAATGGTACAAATACTTATAGGCACCTCACCAAAATAATGAAGATCTTGCCCTTGAAGACATGCCTTGCCAACTCCACCTTTGTAATGCAATATTTTATCAACTAGATACACATCAATATAATCATTAGTATCAAATTTCTTTTTAAATACTCTAAGAGCTAATTGAATGTTCCCATTACCATCCTCTAACACATAACAATTTAATGGAGTTAGTATTCTTGAGCAAAAACCAAGATCATTAGTATAATAAACTTCATAGGCTTCGCCATATATTAAAGCATTCTTTAACAAGTTCTGATCATGCTTTTCTGACCAATGCGCTAAATTATAGTCTATTGCATTTATTATTTTTGCATCACTATTTTTACTTGTATAAGATATTTTATTCCCTAGAGTATAAGATACCTCTTCTTTTATAAATTTCTTTATATAATTCACTCTAGTTTTCAGGTTAGATCTATTTGTTACCATCTTATAATCTTTCAAAGCATCAGTATTGCCTTTAAAATAATCATACATTAACTTATTATTAGCTTTTTTATCATTGAAATCAGCATAACAAGAGTTCAATAATTTTTCAGTTATTTCCATTTATTCTCACCTCCCAAATAATTCATTTAAAGTCCAAGTAAATGCCTATCAAAAAATTGTACCTTTTGTATTACATCATTCTCATTGCAAGCATATCGAAGAGAGTCGATTCCGTGATTAAATTTATCAATAGGTTTATTAAAATAAATACCGTTTTTATCTTTCTGCCAAGTATAGTTTCTAAATTCATCTATTATAAAATTACATTTGCTGTGGATAATAATATTAAACTGTTGCAAATATTGTATACCGTTAAGAATACTGTCTTTGCCTTTAGTAGCTCCTGTCATTCTATCTATGCCATTACGTTTTAATTCTTCAATTGACTTAGGCTCAGATGAATCACCTATTATCTTTTCTTTTCTATAGCCCATGTCTGTAATTTTTTTAGCAATTTCGTCATTAGTTAAACCCTTCTCTTGAAACTCATCAAATACCCATAAATTCTTATTAGTTCTATCTATTAAGGCACATATGAATGCTGTAGGGTCATTAGTATAACCAAAATCAACCGCAAACACTGCTTCAATAGTTTTACTATGTTCCTTGATAATTTCTTTAAAATCGAAGCACTTATCTTGCCAATTATTAAAAATAAGTTTATCCAGGGTAGCAAATTCACCTAATGCGTAAATCTTATAGTACGTAAAATTGGTTATTTCCATTTCTAACAAAGCATCTATA